CCTGTCCAATCTGTGCAGTTGCCTAATTGCATAGAATAGAACTCATCCATTCCTTTCCATCCTAAATACTTTCCTTTGTTGTTGTAATTATCTCTATGCTTGTATATCTTGTTTAAAATATCTTTTGCTTCTGTTACCTTATAACCTTTCATTGCCACGGTGCTTTAAATCCATTACTACTTTCTACTTCTTTTTTTGTTTGTTCTTTCTTCAACCAATTTTTAGCAGTTAAATATAAGCTTTTATAATTCGTGTTTTTCTTGAAGTTTTGGATCGCATCGCATACACCATCAATTTGTTGTTTAGTATAATCTTTTTCTAATTTGTTAAATTCATCTAAAGACATAGACAAATGGGCGAAAGCCCTATATATATCTTTATCATTTACATTATCATTAACATTAACATTTACGGCTATGTTTGCCATTTTCTTTTTAGCACTTTTAACAGGTGCTATATTCTGCCATCTTTTATTAGCACCTTTCTTTCCTGCTTCTCGTTTCTTTTCTCTTATCTGTTCGTATTTTTGTAGATCACGTTTTAAGTTTTGTTTGATCGGCTCAAAACATAAATCTGTTATAATGTCTTCGGTTTCTGGATTCAAGTCGTTGACGTACTCTAAAACGTGTTTAAATAGCTTTCCTGCCTGTTCATCATTTAACTTCTTGACCGTATGCAATAAGTCGCAATAAAGTAAAAAGCTTTTTTTATTTTCTGCCATAAATTATTGGTTAAAAAAAAAGTATAACGCTTTCAGTGGGTAGGAACACTTACTTACGCTATACTCTAAATATTTTGATTGTCCTACCAACTCCACAAATATAACTAAAAAGTTAAAAATTTAATTAATTCTTCTTCATTAATTTCTTCTCTATTTAAAAATACTTTTCCATTTTCAAAATTAAATTTTTCAAATTGTATTAAATGTAAACCTTTATAAGTCCATTCTTCATCTATTCCTTTTTTTATCCATTTATCTAATTTTGTTAATATTAAATGCTGATCTGATTTAACTTCTGTATTGTAGCTTTTTAATTCTATAAACATTATTTGCTTTAATTTTTTATGCCATAAAACAAAATCTATATCGTAACATCTGTATCCTGTATAACTATCTGGTAATTTTTCTCTTATCCATTCACTAAAAAATAAATCGTGTTCTCTATTTCCTGTTTGTTCTTGCCTTGTCATAATAAAGATTTTGCTATGTTATAAGTTTGTTCGTTTATTTCAGCAGCTAAAACTTTTCTTTTCTTTTCTTTGGCTGCTATTATAGTTGTACCACTTCCAGCAAACGGCTCTAAAATTGTATCCATTGGTTTAGTAAACATTTCAATTAAATAAGCTACGCCACTTTTACTTTGTTGCCAGTCGTGTCCGTTTTTTTCTCTTTGTTCTGAAATAAAATAATCTTGAAAAGTATTTTCTATTTTTTTCTTGCCATTTTGAAATATTAGTACAGGTTTCCATCTACACATTAAATTTATTCCATTGACTATTTGCGTTTGTCCCTCGTGATAAACGGCAAACGTCCAATAATAATCTAAATTTTCACTCATTCTTTTCATTACTTCTGGCAAATACATTTGTCCACTATATGCAATACAAAAACCATTTGGTTTTAATACACGTTTTGCAAACCTTGAAAGTTTAGTCCATACTTCTATAAATTCATAAGGATAAGGTGGATCTGTAATTATACAATCTATACTTCCATCTGGCAAGTCTGCAAAAACTTCTTGAAAATCTCCAAGTCTAAAGTCTATTTCTATTTCTTTTTTTGCGCCTTTTTCTGCTAACCTTTTACGTTCTGCTATTTTTTCTTCTTTCTTTTCTTCTTTCTTTATTTCTTTGTAAGCTGCGTTTATACTTACTTCTCCAGTTGCAAGTTTTGCTTTTACTTCTTCTGGTGCTTTCTCTTGTATTTTTTTTACTTTAGAAATAGTGTCTTTACCTACATTGGCAACATTTGACAACTTTTCAATAGTTTTACCCTGTTCTGATTTCGGAACAGGCTTAGCTTGTATCATTCTTTCCTTTGCTTTTTTGCTAAAAACTTCTTCAAGTTCTAAAGCCAAAACACTTCTTTGATAGTTGCTTAAATTACGTCTTCCAAATTGATTTAATATCATCCATTCTTTTACACTTTCTTCACTTGCAAAATGTTTGCTTGTAGTTCTATACTCTACATCAAATCGTTGTGCTATACTATAACGATTATGTCCATCTATTATAAATCCATTCCAAGTTATTATAGGCTCTCGTATTCCCTCTTCTAATATGTTTGCTTCAAGCTGCGCATATTCTTCAGCACTTAATGCTGGTATTAAATTCTTAAATTCTTCTTTTACTTGTATCATATCAATTCTTTATAAAGTTGTTTTTCTGTTCTTCCTTTTATTATTTGTAAATCTCTAATTGTTGTAGCTTTTAGAATATCCGTTTTTAAATCGTACTTTGTATCATTGATTTTAAACTTGCCATCGTATTCTGCAATATCCAAAAACATTAACGGATCTTTTGCTTTCTTTAAATTCTTAAAAGTTTTAATTCCGTGTACTATTGTGGCGTGATTTAATCCGAATAAATCGCCAATACTTTGATAAGTATATCCAGCAGTTCTTAAAACGTTAAAAAAGTATATTCTTTTGTGTACATATTTTCTTTGTCTACAACGTTTTTTTAATTCGTCTTTTTCTATGTAGTGCAGTACACTACTCATCAATTCTTCCATATATCCAATTTATAATAAGACAATAAAGATATTCAATTATTTTCTTCATACCTTTTCAATACTAATTATTAACTTTTTCCATAAGCCACAAAGCTTGATAGCTTCCTGTCTGTCTTCTGCTTTTACATACTTTACTGCTTGGCAACATTCTGCGTCAGTATTAGCACCTTTATAGTATTTGTATAGTATTTTATAAGTGTTCATTTTTTCGTCTTTTGCTATTAAATAATTGCAGTATAATTCTTCGTTAAAATTACTCCACCAGTCTATTTTTAATTGTTCCATTTGTTTAGTATTTCTTCAAGTTCTTCGCACAAATCTTCTTCGTTATAATAGTTCACACCATCACATCTTAACGTTTCTTTCTGTACTCTATAATATGTTTCTTCTACTTGTGCGTATGATAGCTTGTCGTTAAAGCTATTGTAGCTATCAAGTTCTTCTATTATTCGTGTTTCTATAAAAAGTTCCACTTGATATGGTGTTTCGCCTATGTAAAATATTGCACCATCTTGATCGTAATATTCTATTTCTATTTCGTAACTCATACTAATAAATTTACTGCTAAATAATAAAACGTAAAGGCAACTGCCATAAACACGAATCCAAATAATAATTCTTTTTTTGCTTCTTTCTCTTTCATAATCTATTTATTTAAGTGTAATTGCTAATTTTCTAAACCTATCATTTAACCTATCAATACATCTTGTGTAGATGTCTATGTCGTGGTCGTTAATTTTTCTAATTGATTGAAGCTGCAAACCAGCACCAAACTCATTACTCCATTCTCTTTCGTCAATACGATTTTTGTAATACTTAATGTATTCATCAATCGTAGTAAGTGTTTCTAATTTTTCTATTCTTTCCATAACTTTAATTAAATTGTATACACAAATATATACATTATTAACAATATATAACGACTTATTAACAAAAAAAGTTACAATTATTTTTTAGTTGTTTAAAAATCAATAAGTTACAAAGGTGTTGTTTAGAAAATTCTGTGCGAATCTATGTATTTGATGGTTTCATCTACATCTTTTGTTTTATTTCTTACTATTTTGATAGTAAGCATACGGCCACCAATTGGCTTAATAGGTGCGCCACGTTCTACGTGCCAACCTTTTGATCCATCTCCGTACTCTTCTTTATAGCAGCCTGTAATCATTAAGTGTATAGGCTTGTGATTTATACTATAACCTTTCTTTGAGTTACTTTCCAAAGCATCTCTAACGTCATTTCGTGCTGCATTTTCGTGTATATGGCCCATTGTGTAAACGTCACAACCCTCGTACAATTCTAATGCCCTTGTAAGATTTAAAGCACCTTTTGTAACAACTCCACCACCACCAGATCCGTGAAAATATTTAATTTTTGTAGTTGCTATTCTTGAATGATTATTCATTTTAATAATAACCCAACCACCATAACCACCAACTTGCACGTTAGAATGGCATTTTAAGTTAAGTAAGTCTACAAATCTTTGAAGTATGTCAGTTTCTTGCCACTTAATTATTCCTGTTTCGTGGTTTCCATATCCAATAACCGTAAGAATATCTGCATAAGGTGTAAACCATTCAACTGCCGTTTCAACAACTGAATCTAAATATCTTGCGTTGTTGTGTTCTGGTCTGATATCTGATTTATTACGCCTGTTATCGCCACGTCCTTGCATCAAGCAGAACATATCTCCATTAATCATTACAGGAATATTCTCTTCTTTACAATAGTCTAAATGTTTTTTAAGTAGGTCTTGATCACATTTTGGATTGTCCCAGTGTAAATCGCTTAACATAGCTATTTCTGCATATTTACCCTCTAATTGTATTTCGTGTACGTTCTTACCGTGTCTGATTACTTTCATATTATCTTACTTATTAGCTTATTTAAAACAAACATAACTGCACCAAACACTAAAGCAAATATTAACATCCACCAATAGTTTGGTTTCTTATTGGCTTTGGCTTCTGCTTTTGCCCTTTGCACTTCTACTCTTGTAATCATTCTTAAAGTGTCACGTTTTAGCTTGTATTCTATTCGTGTTTCTAACCTTGTTTGTGGCACATATACGGTCTTGTATTCTATAATAGTATCTTTAGAACTATAAAAGTGTTCGTATACTATTGTATCGTGTTTTATTACAGGAATAGAATCTATTGTGCTAATTCTTATCGTGTCGCTTGTTTGCGTGACTTGTAAGCCACGTTTAAGTGCTTTGTTATAGTGATACTTCGCAGAACACGAAAACAACGTTAGAACGCAAATTAAATATATTACTTTCATTTTTCTAATTCTTTAATCATTTCAAAGTGAATCTTGGCTATCCTATTTCTTCCATCATTACTCATCAATAGTCTACATTCAGCTTCGTTAGTCATAAAGAAGTTTTCTGATAATATCGCAGGCATAGCAGTATTTTTAAGAACATAAAAGTTTGCTTCTTTGTCTGCATCTCCATCTCTTGTATCTTTTCGCATTGTGTGAGTAGGAAATTCTGCCTGTGCTTTGTTGAACAACACTTCTGCGATCTCATCGCTTTTTGTTTCTCCTATACTTGTGTAAACTTCCCATCCGTGTGCTGCTTCGTCACTAAAGCCGTTTGCGTGAATAGAAATATAGATACAAGGTTTATCCGTGTTTCTGTAAATTTCGTTTGCTTGTGATGTTCTGGTGCTTAAAGGAATATCTACATTTGTATCTACTAAATTAATGCAGTCAATATTTGCATCTTCGCAAAGCTTCATTAATCTGTCTACAATACTTCTGTTGAATTCGCCCTCAAAAAGTTGTGTGCCATCTGGCCAAATAGGACTTCGTTTTCCTGCCGTTTGATAAACACCATCTATAATACCACCGTGTCCGTTATCAAATATGTATAAGTTTTTACTATCCAATTTAATTGGTTGTCTGCAACATTTACAAATCTTCATTTTTTTTGATGTTTTTAAAATCGCTTGTTACTTCCTTTGCTCTTGCAAATAAGTTTTTTAATGATGCCCACAAATCAATGCCTTTTACTGCCTTGTAGTTTTCATTGATAGAAATAACTTCAATAGAAACAAGAACTAAAGCCAAGATTTTAGTAGTAAGTAATTCGATACTAAAAAACGAAATAACAATATCGTTTAATAGAAATTTATCCATAGCATAAAACAACATAACGGTTGCTTCATAAAGTAAAATCTTTGATATGATTGCAGATAGTCTTCTGCTTGTAATTGGTTGTTTAAGTTTCTTTGCTTTCCAGATACCTGTAATTGTATCTAAAATAACAGAAGCTGCAATAAGAATAAGAATACCAACAATAGGTAAAAAAAACGAAAGAATAATAGCCATCAGTTTAGTTGAGTAAAGTTTAATTTTAGTTGTCAGTACATAGAGTTGTGTTTTCATCTTAAAGTTGTTCCGTTATAAGCCAAATAATTTTAAATAATAGAAATACACCAAACGCCTGTACGTGTAATTCTGTACTTGTAAACATACAAGAAAAGGCACAGAAGCATCCAGCAAGAAAATATAATACTGCAAGTACGTTTTGATGGTTTCTAATATCCATTACTCAACAGGTATTTCTTCACTCCATTCTGGCGTTTGCATAAGTGCCAAAGCCTCTTCGTGTGTTAAAGTTTGTAAAGGAACTATTGTTCCATCTTCTATAAATGTTGGTGTGTGATGCCATTTTAAAACAAATTCAGTTAAAGCTAAATTTATTCTAATCGTATCAATACTTGTTTCTCCAACTTGTGAATAGTCTACTGCGTTTGCTGCTGCTATGTCTATTATTCCGTAATGTTCAAATCCGTGCATTTTATTTTATTTTAATTCGTTTTTATGTAGGTACATCTGTGCTTCGTACTACCGTGTTATCTAATACTCCATCATTTCCACCTGTTCCACTATCTATAGCAGTTGTTCCTGTTCCCTCAAAACGCCACCAAGAAACAGGCGATAGACTACTAATGTCATTAGGAACTCCATTGTTGTATATAGTTTCTATGTCAGTTGAACTTAAGGCACTACTGAAATAGGAAACCTCGTCTACTAATCCATCAAAATAATTTTGGTCTAAATCAGATGTAAAAATTCTGCCTATGTTTATAGTGTCAAAACTTGCCATATCGTTTAACCATTTTTGGTCATTAGTAGACACCAAAAAAGTCTGTGCTACTGCCACTCCATCAACATATAATTGTGGACTTACTCCATTTTGTACTATTGCTAAATGCGTCCAAGCTCCAACGCTAAAAGGATTTACATTAGCATAAACAATAAATCCTGATGATGAGTTAGACGTTGTACGCATATCAATAGTAAAACCAAGTGATGAACTTAAGTTTAAAATTAAATATTGCCTTGTTTGTGTGGATGCACTAAAATTTAATATTGTTTGATTACTTGAAATATCATTAGGGTTTACCCATACAGAAATTGTTCCCTCATTATCTGCACTAATAGAACTTGCAGCACTGTTACAATCAACATAGGCATCCATTCCATCAAGCTCTATACTTTGAGTATTGCTAAAACTTGGCGTTGCACCTGTTCCTGTTAAGTTGGTTTCTGGACTCAAACTATTTGCGCAAACTTCGCCAAAATCTATAGTATTATTTGTTGCTGATTTTCCGAATCCATTCGTGTTTTCAACTGCTGCCTGTCCCCAATATATCGTATTTGCCATTATTAATAAGTTTTATGTAGTACAAAGTTTGCACTATGTATTTCGTCTTGTGTTTTAGCTTGTCCCCATTCTGCCGTAATATCTATAGTGTTTGCAATAGTTGAATCAAAAGCTTCTACATCTTGAAATACATAACCCTCAAGTCCTCCTGTGTTTCGTGTATATGCAAAATTCCCATTAGTACAAATACTTCCACTTGCACCGATAGCTGCTATTGTGAAATCTATTTCACATTCCCATCCTAAACCAGTCGTAGGACTTAAAGAAATAGTGCCTGTTGTTGCTAATACCGTTGCACCACTTTTTATCCTTATTGTGATATCGTCGCCATTTTGTGCTGAAATTTCGCCACCAATTTTTGCGTGGTAAGAATCTCCTACTACAAAGTGATCTGCTGGTATTGTTAAACTTCCTACTCCACTTCCAACTATACTCGTTTCTGTTGTTGTGTTTGTTAGTGTTGCACTAACTACCGTTTGTGCATATAATCCTGTCGTTGGTTGGTTAAAAGATAAAGTTCCTGCACCATCAGTTTTAAGAACTTGTCCTGCCGTTCCATCTGCCGTAGGAAATGAATAAGCATTGTTGAAGCTTATAACATCAGCTGCACTAATTTTAAATACATCTGCGCCACTATTTTGAAAAGCCAAGTAAACACCGTTTAAATCTACCGTTCTGTTGCTTCTAATCGTGCCATCTATTAAATAAATGTTATCTCCAGCAATAGCCGATATTTCTGCACCTGTGATTTTCTTTGATACGAAGCCACCAGCACCATCAGATTCTGCTATAACAAATAAATCCGTGTTTGCTAAATTAGCACTCTTTGCCGTTAGGTCGCTGATCTTTATTTCTGCCATAATATTTATTTAAAAACGTCTGTAAACGTTTTACGTTCTTTTCTTTTGGTGTGTAATGTTTCTTCATAAAATCCAACCAGTAAAATTTGTACTTTCGTTTGGACTCATATCACTTCCTGTATTTGTATTGTATTCTGGAAACGTGCTACTATTGTCGCATATATAATCTACAAACCTTTCTTTGTAGTGCATATAAGTCTGTCGTTGTTTTTCTACTAAAAAATCTATTTCTTCTTTACTTACCGTTTCTGAATTTTCTGCTCCGTGTTTATATACGCCTTTGTTTGCAATAGTTACTGCACTAAAAGGCAAGAACTCTAACATACTTGCGTGAATTAAGGCAGGTTTTATGTAAATTTCTAATAAGTCTTTATACGGATTTGCCAAAGTTCCTGCAATTATTTCTGCTTGTAGTTTTTCAAGTAGTTTAGTTCCTAACATTGATTGAATATGTATATCTTGTGCGATCGAAACGTACTGAATAAATTTATCCGTGTCTATGTTTCCGTTCATATTTGTGAAACGAATCGCATCTTGTCTGCTTATTAATAGTGCTTTTGCCATATCTTGTTATTTTTTATATCCTTGATTAGGCATATCAATAGGTCGTTGGCTTACTAAATTTGGATTTTTAATTATATATCCGTATTTAGCTGCTTTTGCACTTGATATACGTGATGCTAAAGGACTTTTAACGTCAATTCCTGTACCCTCAAAAGCTACATAAACTTGTTTATTCCATCTGTGATAGCAATTCGGCCCACCTTTGTAAAGCCATATCGAATAAGTATTAGCGCCATCAACACCAAAGCCTGGATTTACAGATTGTCCACTCATTCTTATGATGTCTTCTTTACGATATATCTTGTTTCCTCGTTTGTCATTCATCATATTTTCGCAAAATTCTCTGCCTTTTCCACTATTGCCACCTGTTTTTCCTGCATAAACATAACGTGTAATAAATTTAATTCCATCAATTACATCGTCTTGTGTACTTTTTGCGTTTGGAAAAGCCGTTCCTGTACTTACTAAATTTATTAATCTATCTTTTAGGCTTAATTCCGTTTTTATGTCGCTTGAAAGTAACGTATTTTCGTCTTCGTCTGTATCGTAGTCTACTTCAAATTCATCTATAAGCAACCAATCAGCTTTAGGCATTTCGCCAAGTTCTATGAGTTCTTTGCCTACAAAATCGCCACTTAATTCTAATCCTGTTTCTTCTTGTATTTGTTCTTCTGTTTGTACGTTTTCTAAATCTACAAACTCCAAAGGTTTTAACGTTCTAAAGAATAAGTTTAAAGCTATTCCGTTATATGCAAGTATCTGATCGAAAGCATCCAACAAAAGTTCTTGCATTGGTGCAATTACCATATTTGAAAACAACGCAAACGAGTCTTTTAATTCGTCTGAATTACTGCTAAATCCATTAGACGATGCTATGCCAAACAATAAAGGACTCGTTACATTGTGTGCTAACATTATTTTTCTTAAACACTCTTCCGATAAAGTACTATACAAATCTGGTGCATCATTTACAGGCATAGAATCTACTGTTGTTTTTGATTCTGCATTGTTGTTAAAAGCTACTATTAACTTTTCGCCACTCATTCCTGTTAATTGGCTTTGTACTTTGTTTTTTATTATTTGTTGTTGATCTTCACTTGGCACTCCGTTATTGAAGTTTACTACACTTCTTCCACTAAATCCGTTTTCTACTTCGTTTATTAAGTATTCAGAAATATCTTCTTCTAAAACTGCATAAGGAATACCGCCGATAAAATCTACCAAAGAATAATACTTCATTCCTACACTATATGGCTTTATAAAATAGATTTCAATATCTTCTTTTGAACATCCAAACGCAGGTATTCTTTTTGGCTTGTAGTTTCTTAAATCTGTCCAATCGTCACTATAATAGTAAGCTTCAATTTTGCCCTCTTCGTTACACTTTTCAGCACGTAATAATTGAACAGGTATATGATGTACTTGTGCAATTTTCTTTCTGTCTTTCGTGTATATGACTTGAACGGCACATTGTCCTAACAACTTTAAATCAGTACATAAGTGCCTAACACAATCTTTATTGAATAGTGACATCATTTGTGCGTACTCATTAGGCTTTCTTGATGCGTCTGTTGCACTTAAACCTCTTCCGTATACTAAACGAGTGATGTTGTTTATTATGGCGTTGTTAGTAGTGCTATTCGTGTATCTGTCGATTAAATACTGATAGTAGTTATTATCCGTACCAAATTCAACCCAATCTTCTCTTTTAGATTCTTTGATTACAGGCGCTTCGTAGCCACTTAATTCTAATACGTGTATGTTATTACTCATAAATAATAAATTCGTTGTTACTGACGTTTGAAGTAAATTCTCCGTCATTTACTGAATAGTTTACAACAGGCGTTTGATCCGTTACAAAGATTCTATCCTTGTGTACTATCGTTGTTCCGTTTTTTAGTTCCAAAGTGTAAAAAGTATTGTTTACTAAATTGAATAAGCCATTAACAAAAGTTGCGTTTATTGTATCGTAGTAATCTCCATTTGCAAAACTTGTTATTGTTATTTCAGTTGTTACGTTTGTAGATTCTCCTGTGATATATAACGTGTCATAAGTTTGGCTTCTTGGTATAAAGCTAAAACTTTGTTCTGTTGCTATCGGTTGTAAAATAATCATATCTACTATAATAACTTTTTTTTAAATATTTTGTTTTTAATTCGTGTTTATGTAAACAAAAAAAGGCACTCCGAAAAGTGCCTCTTTGTTATGAAAGGTATAAGAAAGAATCTTAAGAAGTAACAATAACTGCGTCAGTTGCTCCTGCATCTGCAAAAGCCGTAGCAAGTCCTGCTTCGGTTGTTACATCAATAAAGTTAGCTGGAAGTTCTTCCATAGCCGTAAAGGTCAAAGAATATCCGTTAAAATCTCCAAGTGCTGCACCAGAAGAAATTTCTCCTGCTGAAACGTCTGCGCCTTGATCAAGACCCATTAAGAAAAATTGGTCTGTCATTGTTCTAACAATTATTCTTGGTCTTCCGTATGCAAGAAGTTTTACGTTCTTGTGTGTAGCAAAATCTTGTCTTTTTAAAGCAGCTACTAAAGTTTGAGTGAAGAACGTCGTTCCGTTATCTCTACTGCTTTCTATGGCCGTAGTAAAAGAATTTGTTGTACTCTTCAATTCGTATTTGTATAGGCTTAAAGGTGCTGCTGGTTGCCAAGTGTCAATAACATCTCCGTTTGTGGCATCATATACAACATTGTCAGAATCCAAATCGTCGAAATTGGCGAAGTAAATCGCTTTTAATCCACTTACTGAATCTTTACATTGTTCTATACGTCCGTTTGTAATATCACAACTCATTTTTTTAAAGTTTTATGAATAAAAAAAGGCAGGTACTTTTACCTACCTTTCTTTAATCTGATTTATATTATACTGAATAAACTACACAATCGTTAGCTATTCCTACTTGTGCGCCTACTTGCATTCTCATAACGATTCTTACATTATCAGATCCATCATATAAATGAACTGGAATTACAGAAGCTTCTTGCCAATCTGACAATAAAGACGTTCCAAAATACAAGTTAGAAGTCTGTGCTGCTACCATTGTATTATCTGCCATTCCGTTAGCAACAAAAACAGGAATACCATCGAATGACAAGCTTCCGTTTGTATACCATTGTGTACCTTTGTTGTCTGTACCATTTGCACCAAGTCCTGCTGCTGCGAATCCTCCGAGTGCGCGCACGTAATTACGGGCGATATTGGAAGATACATACAATTTCAAATCCTCATTTCCCCACACAGTTGTAGGAACGGCTGAAATTACAGACCCCATTTCATCGATTACGTTAGCTGCCGTAGAAGCTACTGCCGTAATATCTTGTGCTGCTGGCAATCCTGCTGCGTTTAATAAAGTAACGATACCATCGTATGCGTTAGCACCTGCAACACCTGTCCACAATAAAGTTTCATTAGAAGCTGCAACTTTAGAAGCAACATATCCTAATAAGTAATCTTCAAAAGATTTAGGAATATCTGCAAAAGCAGAAGCACCCATCTCAATTGCTGAAAACGTGTCGTGAAACTGGCTTCTACAAAGTTGTAAATTTACTTGCATATCTTTAACAGTTAATATGCTTTCGCCCATTGTTACAGTACGTGTTTCGTCAAAATCACAAGTTGCATCTTGGAATAAGTCGTTAGTATCAATAGTTTGTAATACTGATTTTCCTTTGACGTTTTCAAGAACGGTAACGCCACCGTTTTCAATTGTAGGCGCACTTAAAAGAGCTGCGGAAATGTATTTTCCTGCTGCTAATCCTGCATAAGTGCTACCTGGAAATGTCGGCTGATCTGCCATAATTTTTAGGTTTTAATTATTATTATTTATTTATTTAATTTTTTATAGATTCTATCTAAAGTAGTTTCTGTTCTGTTTTGTGCGTATAACATTTTTTCTCTTACTTCCTTATTTTCTGGATTGAAAGAAATTGGCTTAACTGCTGGATCAAGTTCTTCTGTAGAAAGTTCCGTTTTTTCGTCCTCAACAACTTCTTCTGTTTCTTCAGTAGTTTCTACTTTAGAAAGGTTTTGAAGTTTTGCTTTAAGTTCTTCGTTTTCTTTTTTCAAAGTTTCGATTTCATTAAAGAAAGTTTCTTTTACGATTGATTCAACTACTTTTTTAACAGGCTTTGCTTCGTCTGCCATTTCTTCTTCTTTTTCGTCGTAGTCTTTTTTAGCTTCTTCTTCAATTACTTCTTCTTCTTCTTCAGCTGCTTCTTCTTTGATTTCTGCGATCAAACCCTCTTCAGTAACAACTAAAATTTTAGAATCATCCATTTTGTATTCTCCGATTGGAAGTGGAATTCTTTGTTCGTCTTCTGTAATTATAACGACCTCGTTTTCTGGTGCAAATTCATCTGCTTCAATGATTGTTACACCATCTTCTAATTTACGTTGTTCAAGTTTAACTTCCATTCCAAGAAGTTCTCTTACTTTGTTTAGTATTGCTTTATTGTTCATAGCTTATTTAATTATTCGTGTTTATCTTATAATAGTTTTTTAGCATCTGCCAAATCTTTTTTAGCTGAATCAACAATAAAAAGTGCTTCTTTATATTCTTTTACGCTATCTGGCGTTAAACCTAAATCTTTTGCAGCTTTGGCGAAAGCTTTTGCCTCTTTATTTGCAGCACTTCTTATTGATTCAATATTTTTAATAGAATTTGAATAATCTTGTTTTGCCTTAAAAAATGCATTTCTTTTTTTAAAATTAGATTCCAATTCTTTATCTAAAGCGCTTATCGATTTTTTTAAATCTGCCACACTTGCAAGTTCTACTTTTTCAGAAGCTAATTCCGTTTTTTTGTCATCTTTTGCCCAGTCAGCAAAAATCTTATTTAGTCGTTCCATACTATATTAACTTTATTTTAAATTGTTTGTTGCATTTTTGGATTATATGTTGCCGATTCCTTGATTTCTTATAGTGCCTTTACAACACTTTGTTGAATATGTATTGTCTTCACATAAACAAGCTTTACGTGAGTTTTTAGGACTGCTTTGTGCTTGTGGCCTTTCTACTTTCTTTTTACTCATTTCAATAGGTCTTTTAGTTTGTTTATTGTTTCCGTTTTTTTATCGTCTTTACTCATATCGTATCTGTCTGCAAAATAACCTTCAATACTAAATCCTTTTATTTCGCCAGACTTTGCTTTGTCGTATAGTTCTTGATCGTCTATCTTTGCCGATACCATCCAAGTGCCTACAGGTACATCTAAGCCATATAAAGCCGTTTTGTCTTTCTTGCTATCTTCTACTATCCAACTTTCAACGATTGTAACGCCATCAATTTTATTTTCGTGTTCAAAGGTTGCGTTTTTATGATTCGATTTTTTAAAGAATAATTCACTTGCCTGTCGTACCGTGTTTTTAGAAAAGTAAATATAGTATTCGTCGCCTTTGTCGTTTCTTCTGTAAATACTTTTATCTGGAATAAGTGCAGCACCCATTAAAATTTTCTTTTCTGCGTTAATCTCTTTTAGATATAGTTCGTGTTTTTGTTTAGAAAGTGCGATGAAGTTGGATTCAATCGCAGGAGTTTCTACTAAAGAAATTGCGTCTATTCCACTTTGTTCATCGTTTGGATCAATTATAAGTTCTACGATTTTAAATGTTTTTGATTCACTGCTCATATTATAATAACTTTTATTTGTTTATAGTGTTGCATTTTGTACTCTGTTTCTGTCAAGTGCTTGGCTTGTCGTTACTTCTCCACTAACTACAAAAGCTTGTACAGGTTGTTGTTGTAATTGTGCTATTTGATTTATTCCACTATCTCCAACAACGTTAAAATTAGGTGCTGCTGATTCGTCTATATTTGGCGTAGGTGTGTCAGCAGGATCGCCAGTTGATTCAAATTTAGTAGAAGCAATTTTCGCAATATTTACGGCAGACGTTGTAGCTGCAAACGCAAGAGATGCTATACCAGCAGGATTAGGAACAGGCCCAATAGCAATAGGAGCAGAAGCAAGAGAAGCTGTAATTGCCTTACCTGCATCTATAATAGCACCCCCTAACTGCATCGCTTTGTTAAACTTAAATTGTTTTCTTGCAAGTTCTTCTTCTTCCTTACTTCCCTCTTCAAGTTTAGCCATTTTATTAGAAAAAACTAAATCGCCAATTTGTTGAATTGCGTCTGCACCTTGTTGCGCATATTCTAAACCTTTTTGTATTGCTTCAAGTCTTGCTTGTCTTTCGGATTCTATTAAGTCTTTTTGTTTATCTGATGCCTCTTTGTCTTTGGCCAACTTTTCTAATCTAAATTGATCTTCTATTGCAGCTTGATCTATTAAAAATTGTGCTTCTAATTGTTTTGTAAGTTCTGCATTATCTTGTGCAAGTAAATACTTTGCTTCATAACTTTGTGACAAAGCAATTATTTCTGCCATTTGCCTGTCTTTCATTAAGTCAAGTTCTAACTGAAATAAAGCATCTTCTTTATCTATTCTTTCTTGATTTGCTTTAGCTTTTTCTTCATCAATTTTTTTGTTTTTCTCTTTTTCTAAATCAACGTACTTTTTATTAATTACTTTTTGTTGTGCAAGTTCTTGCTTGTCATAAAGGTCTTTTAACGCTGCTCTTTCTTTTGCAGTTAGCTTCGTGTTTTTCTTGGCATCCTCTTGTAGTCTTCTAAACTTGTCTCTATTGATTTCAAGGTCTTTCTCTATTCCGTCCTTTAGTAAAGAGTTCTCAAGGTCTTCTATTTTTCTGGCAGTGTTTAATCTATCTTCTTGTTTTTGTTTTAATTTGTCTGCATTATCCTTTACTTCTTCAGCGTCAAAAATTTCTAAATCTTTTTGTAAAGATTCAACGTCACCTTTAGTAGTTGTTATCCATTTCTTAGTCTCTTTATTCCTAAATTCATTTAATCTTTTATTTGATGCTTCTAATTGTCTTTCAATCTCAAATGTATGGGTATACATATTTACACGAGCATTTCTTAAAATTTGGGATTCTACAACAGATAAATCAGACCTATCTTTTATACCCTCAGCCTCTATTTTTTGTATTACTTTTTGTGCCTTCTTTTTTGCATCTATTCTTTTTTGAATACTATCAATAGTATCTCTAGTTTCTTCTTCAAATTTATCCTTGTCGTCTTTTGCGTTTTTTTCAGCATCAGCTATTGCGTCTGTTATTATTTTTCGTTCTGCTTCTCTTGTTTCTTCACCCTTTGCTTTTGCTAAAGCAATTTCTTTTTGTGCTAATTTTCGTTTTAACTCATATTCTTTATTTAGCCTGTCTTTTTTATCATTCCATCTATCTTCGTCTGCTTTTGCTTCTTCTTCACGTCTTTTAGCATCTGCTTTTTCTTGTTCTGCATTTTTGCCCTGAGCTATACCTAATGCTTTTAGACCTTTTTGAAATACTTTAACCGTGGCGATTAAAGGAGCGAAAGAAATCATTAGTGCCTTTGTTAATAAGCCACCCTCCTTAAAGCCTTTGTTTACATCTGTTAATACTTCTTTAACCTTGTCAAAATTTGCCACGAGTAAACCAATACCTACAACTAAAGCACCCACACCTGTACTAATAAGTGCTGCTCTAAACAACTTTAATCCTGTTGTTGCACCACCAGTAACAAAAGTAAATGCTGCTTGTCCTGCTGCTGCCAATTTACTACCTATTGATAATTCTCTGTAAGCTTCTGTAAGACCTTGTACTCCTTGCTGTATAGCTAATGCAGATTGAACTTTTAAAAGTGATTCTTCAAGTGCTTGGTTCTCATCTCCAAACAAAGCCATAGCACCTTGTGTAGCTGCAAAGCCACTTGTAGCACCATTTAACGCACTACCTAACTTTTGCGTCATTGTAGTCGCTGCGCCATCTACTGCTAAATCCGTTTGTATTTGAACTTTACGATATTCTCCTACTTTGGTTAATAGTTCTTGATATTCTTGTGAAGCCGTATCTCCTGCAAGTGCTAATTCATAAAGACGATCTTCTGCTTCGCCCATTCGTGTAGTAAGTGGCTCTATGGCATCTCCATATCTTTTAGCAAATGTTGCTCCTGTATCAAACGATTCATTTACCTGCTCGTTTGCTTTTGCAGTTTCGTCTAACGAATCATTTAAATTATCAAAATCTTTTGCCGTTTTATCAGCATTGTTTTTGATGTTTACGTTTATAGTTCTTGTTTCAGCCATTTGAGTGTGTCTTTATTTCGTGTTTTTAACAAGTTCATTCTTTTCTTTTGCTTATAAATTCCTTTCACTCCTGTTTCATAACTATATAATCCTTTCGCCACTTGTACATTGTAGCTGCCATTATAAAAATCGTCTATTGCTAATAAGTCTACTATGTTTTTAATCATTACGGTTGTTGTTGGATAAATATTTGGTTGCTTGTTTGTGTTCCGTTACTGAATGTATAAGTAACAACTAAAGTGTATAGTTCAATAGTTCCCTCTTCTGTTCTTACTCTATCTGCAAGGTCTTCCGTGTTTATGTAGTCTAAATCGTCTTCAGTTTTTAGTACCGTTGTAGTATTTGGATTGTCTGGAATACATACTTGAATCGTACCCTCACTTGTTAAAGTGCTTGGCGTAATCGTTACACTTGGATTGCTACAAGTTATATCTGCTTGAACTACTCCGTTAGGAAATAAGATTCTAACGTCTAAACATTGTGATACATCACTTGGAATTAATGGCTCTGTTGGACCACCTCCACCGATAGCAATAACAGGTCTAAAATCATTTATCAAAACAAAATCTACATCGCCAGTATTGAGATTAGATTTCATTGATTCTATAATGTATCTTTTATCTCTAATAATTAGCCTGTCATTCAAACGTAATTCAGTTAATAGGCTTACAGGTAGATTCGTTTTTATGGTTGTTCTTCTATTCTTTAAATTAAATAGATTCAGTAAATATCCAGAATAATATGTTTTAAAAAGTGTATTCTGTTCAGCTATGTTTGTTAAGGTGCTTATGTCTGCATTAAAATTAAGTGTGTAGTTTTCAGTCAATACTTTTACATCTTGTCCGAAAGGAACATACTCTGTTAAAGTGCTTGTACTTGTTTCATCTGTAAATCTATAATCTTGTGCTAATTCTTCGTACTCATAAATTATCATAGGTTTAGGAACGTACTTGTTTCCATCTTGATTTATTGTTTCGCCTATTTGTAGATTCGTGCCTTGAAACTTTTGCATCATCATATTTTCAAAAGGCAATTCTACTTTAAAAGCACCACCATCATAATCAAAAGTGTTCTTCGTGTTTCCATAGCCACGACCTGTAAGATTTTTAAATATTGTATTTGTAGCACTTTCACTTTCTTGGTAGTTAAATTCTATTGTTTTAAATAATTTAAGCCTGTCTATGTTTATGCTTTTTATATCCGTGTATTTCGTGATATCTACAACTGCGCCTTTCGCATACCAATCGTCTAACGGCTCAACTTGAAACACATTTTCTGCCGTTCCATAGCAAGTTAAATTAAACATCTTTAGAACTCCTTTAAAGAAGTCGCTTACGGTCATATCTGGAACGTAGTTAACAACACTAAAATCATTATTTACACTTACTGCTCCTGTTCCATAATATCTATTTATAGCCGTATCAATGCCACTACCTGTGTCAATATATGTAAGTTGCTGATAAGTAATTTTAAAAGTAACTGATAAAGCATTTTGAGCCCTAAATCTAAAACTATAATTAGTGTTAGGTGTATTTACACTACTACCCTCAATAATTTGTGTTGTTCCAGGAGATTGTGCAGTTATTGTTTGAACTACTTGGTTATTCAATATTACATCAATATAAAATATTGTTTGTGGTGTTGCTGGATTTACAGAATTAATTTCTAAAACAACACTATATAGAAATGCAGCTTGAAGACCAGGCGTTGCTCCTGGAAATGCTTCTGAAAATGATATTTGACCAAAGCTTAATGTATCTGTACCTAAATCAAAATAATCTAAATAAGTTTTAGTTGTATTATAATTAATAATATCCGTACTTCCACTTGTTATATCCATTAATTTAGATTCAGTTACAAAAGTAAAATCTTCTGAATTTTTACAATACAAATAAGCATTACTAAATCTTTTATCTCCAAAAAATGTTCCACTAAACGTAACTCCGTACCTCGTTTGTATTACGTTAATTAAAGAAAGTAGTTTAATAGCTGGAAATAATTCATTGTACAAAACACTTCCTGTTCCTGTTGTTCCTATGTCTGTGCTTCCACCTGTTCCATAAGTTATATCTCTATTAAAGATTAAAGGAAACCTAACACCATAAGTAATGCTTCCATTTGTTATTCTGTCTTGAACTGCTGCGCCATCATACGCAAAATTATAAAAATCAAGTTCAGACATATCAGCCAATTTATCGTCTTGAAATTTATCCTTAAGTGCCAATATATCTCCGTAGAAAGTAATTTGATAACTATAAGGTTGGTTGTCTTTTACTTCTGATTTTTCTAAACTTATTTTTCCACGTCTAAATGTTGTTAAGTCTATTTCTATGTATGCATCTCTTCGGATGTTGTGGTCAAAGATTGTATTGATATCTTGTAAATCGCCAATATCACTATTATAGAAATGCTTAAATATTGCATCGTTTTTAATTGAACTCGGAACACTAAAGCTTTGTGAATAGTCAGTAAATACTTTGCTAATATCTTGGATATCTTGCTGCTTACTTGTAACGCTTATTATTTCGTCTTTAAATAAATCAAGTCTTTGCCCCTCTATGTATACTTGTACAGTTCTCATTAAACTACATTGTTAATTAAATCGTAAGCAAATTCAAACTCCATCTCATAGTTAATCATTCCATCGTTTATTCCTACTTGTTTTTGAAGTGATTTAGTTTTGGCTTTTACAGGAGTGTAGTTCGTGTTTACCTCGTAATCTAATAGAAGCACCTT